CCTCAGCCATTCAATCCAGCTCCTAATATCCGTGAACTGAAACGCCCACATATACGCTCCAGCCGATTTCTTGTGGTCAATCTCGTACTTCTTGAGGTTCTCCCAATAGTTCAGCCACTCCAGGATGGTTCGGACGTGGCCGATGTTTCGTTTGGTGATATAAGACTGGTCCCACTCGATGATGAACCGCTTAAACCCGCCGATTTCCTTGAACTTACGCCTTCGGCTGTTCTTCAGCGCTTCAGCGTTAAACCCCTTCTGCTTCTTGGCAACGGACATTAATTCGGGGTATCTGGCTATAAATATGGAGGGGATTTGTTCGTCGATCCCTTTCGCATCGTCCTTGATGCAATAGATCAACGGCATAGTCGTTTTGGAGGGGTGATAGATGATACCGCTATCCACGGTTCCGCTCTGGACACAAGTCGGGTCTATGAAGTCAATCTCGATGAAACCATCGTCGTGGACGGTCGCGCAAAGCCGCAACTCGCCTTCCACCTTGGCCCTGACCACATACTTCGGCCAGAAGTTGTAAAGGCGGTTCCGGTGGTCCAGCTCAATCTCTTCGATGGCGTCCTGTATTTGCTGAATGTCCGAACTGGTTTCAAACCCGTAGCCGGCCATTCGGCCGCCAAGACCACGGATGGCCGTATTGACCTGGGGAGTTCTCTGGAACTTCAGCCAGCTTTCTTCCTGGAGCCGTTCCCGGGTATAAGCAGGATCGTCCTTGTCAGACGAACCAGAGGCTGAAAAACCGTCCGGATCAGTGGCGCCGCGATAAGACCCAGAGCTTGAGTCATACTGCCACGGGGCGCTCATGCTGATGGAGGGGAACTCCCGCGCCATTGCTTCGAGGTATTTATCCGGTATATCGTCGAGTGTAAGTTCTGGGTCTATTTGTTTTTCTTCAGTCACATAGTCACCATAAAAAAAGCCCGGGTCAGGGAGAGAAGGGGAACATACTCTTCCTGGTCCAGGCTTTCGAGAAGCTCACTTAGTGGAGGGTTTTATGTGGCGCTTGAAGCGCTCAAACTACCTGTTAAAGATGATTCTGGCTCTAAACTGGCTAGAATCTGTTCTTACATCCGCACTTCTTACATTTAATTGTGAACCCGTGCTTTTTATTTAAAAATGATGTTATCGCAAAAAACAAGACCCCGTCACATCTGACACAGCACACCTTTCTTGGCCGCTGATCCTCTTTTTTATTGATGTAATCATCGTGAGATTGCGTTCTTGCGACCATTCTTTAGCTATCCAGTTTTTATGTTATCCAAATGAATATCCATTTGTCAAGTAAAAAAATGCAGTTATGGATATTTCTTATCCCAACCAGGCCAGTTTATGGGGCCTTCGATTTTAGTAACCTCCCTGAAGGTGCATTTCTCACAGTCATTCACATATCTCACGGGAGGAATGCAAAGGTGTCTGCCGATGTCCCATCTTAAGGCTGCTCCGCATCTTCTACAGATTACGATTTCGTCTTTCATGGCCCGGACTCCCGCCAATTTTCTGAAATCTCATCCTGGGTTGGGACATCGCTTCTACAACCTCGATAAGCCACTTCAACGCTTGAACTCCTACCGCACTCCTTAAACTCCAGAAGCGCCAGGATATTCCAGGCCAAGTGCGCCAAGTGAGGCAAGCCGCTCTCCTCATCCAAATCATCCGATGCCAGAAGATGCCGCCACAGAGCGTCCATGTACCTTTCTTCAGCGTTCTCGACGTTCCGCCAGCTATTCCTGGAATACTTCTCAGTACCGAATGTCCCTACCTTCGCCACTTCCATGAGCGCCCGCCTGAAGTCCAGAAGCACCCCCGCCTGAATCTTACCGGCATCGTGCTTTAGTGGGTCAACCTTTAATTCACCCAAAATTCATCCCCACATTTTTATTGAGTAATTCTTGAAACCATGGTCTGGCTTTGTTGGAAATCGACCTTCCTACATCTTTCAAAATAAGATTATTTTTTCCTAATGTGTCTGCCTCTTCTGCTGCGATATCATTAACAATCCACCTTAGAAAATCACCCATTTTTTGGATCGTCGGTTCTTCCCCTTCAAAAATTTCAATTATTGCTTGATTCAACCTGTTTTCAGTGACAGCGTACTCAACAAATTCTCTAACATTATTAATTTTATCCACGTCAACATCTGCTATTTTCTTGACCTTCGATACTGAATGTTTTTCTCCCTTAGTTTTGAATATGTGCCTGGTCCCAGCGTATTCGGCTGTCCATACGATTCCTTCGCCAACGCCGGAAACATTAAATTTTTTTCCAACTGGACATTCATTTTCAACTTGGTTAACTAACTCAACAAATTCATTTTGCGCTAACTCTGGGTAAGCAAAATCTACCGCTACTTCAAAAGTTTTAAAGTCGTTGATGTTGTAAATTAAATTTTCCGGATCTCTCAAATAAGTAGAATCTATATAATATGAATCACCTTCTGCTGGTACAATTTTAACAGCGAAGACAATAAACATTTTTGGTAGTTGATGGATAGCGCAACCTCGATTAATCCCTTCACCACAGTATTCTCCAAAAATGCTAATTATTCCTGGATTTCCTTCATTAAAATAGAAATGGGAAACGAGGGCTATCATATCTCGAAAACTATCCTTTCTATCATTGCAAAATTGCCAAAAACCATTATTATCGGCTTCAATAGATAAGATCCTTTTCCTTGATTGTGTCCATGTTTTTCCATTATTTGAAACACAAAAACCGCCATTCGACCCATGTAATTTCACAGTTCCATGAAAAGTGATGGTTGGCTTCTTTACATTGGGGTTAAATATAGGTTCATTATCTTGATCTATCCCTTCAAACTGTGCTTGATGAACTACATTACGAATTACATCTCGGAATTGAGGAATTTTAGAAAATGAAACATGCCGAGCATTATCAACCTTTAATCCACCCAAAAGGATTTCCTCCCAATCTCACGAATTAACTCGGTCACTTTCCAAACTCCGAAGCCCATCAAAACAAGCGGCATCGCCATCGCGGTCAGGCACACACAAAAGAACTCAGCTACTGCGGTTGGCTTTTCTACGTTTGTTCCTGATAGCTCTTTCATCTTTCAACTCCCTGTTTTCTTTCCGTAAAAAACGGATTAGCTCATCTTTGTGCTCTGCCTCAACCTTCAGCTTTTGCAATTCCGCACAGGTTCCCTGGACACCTAAATGCTCTATAAACGGTAATCCGCAACTCTCACAACATTCCATTGGCTCTCCTTTATATAAAGAACCTGCCTTCCCTGCTTTCCCCTTATGAAAACAAGCGCTGCCATTCGCTGGCATTTGCGCTATAGCCTGAGCTAACTGAGCAGGTTTGGTTCGCTGGGACCGACAGGAGGCCCCCCGAAAACGGTCAGGCTACATCAAACTGATTCTTTGCGCCACTGGACCTTCAGCTTAGCGATATTATCAAGCGCTTTCCTGGCACGACGGCCGGCGCTACTATTCCCATCGTAAAACTTATCACCGTCTATTCTGGCAATATCCATCCACTTTTTAATCTCTTCGAATGTGTCTTTACCTTTCATGGCTTTTTCTCCTTTTTAGCTCTTTTTTCCGAATCCCATGTCAATTTAGCCAGTTTAGCATTGGCTTTCCGGATGCAATCATCGCACCTGTCTAATTCCGTCAGGCATATGGAGACTGTCCCTTCATCCCATGTTCGTCTGAAGTCAGCTGGTTCCGCGTTCCCTTCAATGACCTTCCCGCAGTTTTTTACATCACAAATCGTAACTTGCATCTTTCCTCCTTAATAATCCCCAATCAAGTTGCTCCGGTCCGTGAAGAAGAAACCAAAGCTCTTTAAACCCTTACGCTCCCTGAAGCTCTCAACTCCCAAGCTCAGACCACCGTACACAGCGCTGCCCACCGCAAACACGCAATCATCCTGCCGTCCGTACTTCTCACTCTTCTCCGGGCTACCGAACTTCCCTTGGGTCGCCGCCGGATTGTGGTCAAACACCCCAATCTCTTCCTTCAGAATGTCGTCCTCTTTATTCCCCCTTACCCACACAGGCGCCGCCTTAAACCGCCCATGCTTGTACGCCAGGAACAATTCCGTAAACATTGTCCTCTGTCTCGAATAGGTCGGGTAATAAATGTCGGCCAGGATATTGTTCTCATTGCACCAGTTCACCAAGTCCACCGCGCCCCATCGTTCCGTCCCGAAGGCGTCAATACCGTCAAACTCCTCCTTAATGGCAATCAGCGTGTCCTGAATCACCTCAACCGAATGATCCTCAATGTCGGCCAAATGCAGCAACACGTAAATATACCGGGGCGCCTCAGACTCGTCCACAGGGTACGGATTCGTCCTACTTCCCATCAGCCCTTTCGCAATCGCCACCACAATGGTTCTCGCAGACGTTTTGGTTTTCATCGGGTCAGCCCTATCCATCCCCGTTAAAATCGCCCAGTTCGTGTCGTAAATGTTGCTAAGTTTCTTCAGATCGTCCTGGGTGGCCATCGCGCCTCTTCCACTCACCTTGTCCCTCAGTTCGTAGATGTCGCTTATCGGCCACAGCCTCTTGTCCATGTCAGCAAACAAATGCCCGTGCTGATCTTCCAGCTGCTGCATAATCTCGGGATTCTTGACCTCAAGAATCTCATCATCGCTCTGCCTGCTGATAATCTTCCGCTCCTGCTGAATCATCCGGTTCTTGTTCGTCAGGATGTCCATAAGCGCCTTGTGGACGTTCACCTGCTTATCAATCCCCACATAGTTGGTCGCCTCAATCATCTCATCCGTAAAAACCCGCTCGCTGCCGGCGCTCCATAAATTCTTGAAGTACCGCTCAAACTCCCCAAACGGAAACTTCTCCTTATAAGAATCAAGCTGCTGCTGGGTCATGTTCGGATTAAAAAAGTCCTTATACGACCCCTTCGCGCTACTCCGATAAGAAAAGAACAGCTTCGGGTCCTTATCCTTCTTAAACGTCTCGTACAGCCGGTACAGCACGTGGCTCTTCTCGGATACCGTCGAATCGATCAGCCCCAGCGCGTTCGGGACGTTTCTTGTCGAGCCATCAATCTGCACAAAGAACTTCGGGTTCTTCATGTCAAACATTTCAGAAAAAGAATACGCCGTAATGTTACTCACAATACCGCTGAAGCTCGATATGGCCCTGATCATGCTCTGGGTCTTTTGGGTTCTATCCTTAATTCTGATCTCTTTTTCCCGGATATTCTTCCTTCCAATCTGGGCCAGGAGCTTCGGGCTATTTAAAATAATGTCCCTGATGATGTCGTAATGCACAAAACGAATCTGGCTAACCGAGTTCGCCCCCAGCATAATCTGCTGCCTCGGCCAGTTGAAAAACTTCCACAATATGATCAGGCACACCAGCAGGCTCTTGCCGTCCCCACGCTGCCAGCACAAAACAATCAGCTTGTACACGAACCGATTGTTCTCCATCCGCAGTGCGTCCCGCAAAACCTCCTGCTGCCCTTCCCACATATCCAAATAGGACCGGCCCGTGTCAGGATGCAGCGTGTCCGGCAGTTCTCCCATAAGCGTCCAAACCGGCACGCTCAAACCAATCGGGTAAATGCTTACCCTCACGCACTCGTTGCACCACCTGATGAACCCCTCTCCACCGTTTCTGTAGTCTTTGTCAGACATAAGAGTCCCCGGGCGCCTGAAACATGCTCATTTGCTCAAACTTTGGCGCTTTGGGTTTCATCCAGGTATCGTCTCGGGGCGGGACTATGTCCTCGTACATATCACCCCACTCTTTTGCCACAATAAACGGCCGGGGCAAAGCAGAAAACTTGAATGCTTTGAAGTCAGATGAACCATCTTTATTAACCTTGCCAATACCGGGGACTTCGCCTTTGTGAGTTGCGATATAACGGGTAAACCACCCCCTGAATTCGTTAAGATTGCATAACGTCCAATGACACAGCGTATCAGCACTTGCAAAGCCATAAAAGAAATAATCTCCCCAACCCTCAACAACCTTTGCAAGCTCCGTTTTTGCCCCCGAAGGACGACCGGCCCTTATCGTGAATTCATCGTTGTGCCTTTTAAGCGTTTGATACCCTCGCTCGGTAACGGAACGCCTTACCCTGCATCCAATCCTGACTGCGTCCATTTTCAAAACCATCAGGTCAGTATTACGATACCTGTCCTCCTCGACCGGCGGCTCCCCAATCAGGTACAATCCAAGTATCTGCTTTATTTCAGGCAAAAACTTGTCAGACCACCCCTTGTCCGTTTCCCAGTTCTTAGCCATTGAATTTATCCTTTTCATTGCCAAAGGGTTTCCACCCCTCTCGGTTCTTACGCGCAAATACGTCTATCTTGTCACCACTCGTTACCCTGTTTAATAGATCATAGAAAGCCTCGGGCTTTTCAGAGTGTTCGCCTCTCGGAGCTTCAAAACAGCATGGAAGGGCTTTCGTGTCCGTGAACTCGGCAGTGCCACGCTTCCCCAGCAAAACGAACTCGCAGTTGTATTGCGGCAATCCGAAAGGCTGAAAACCACCGGGCTTGTGCCACACCATCGTCAACAAGTAATTAAAACCCCATGCTTTCAGAATTCGCAACCCATGCGGAAGGTACTTTTGAGTCGTCCACATAAACAAAAAACTATCATCGGCGGAAAATTGGTCCACCGGGAAGTCCATTATTTCCTCAACCGTCATAGTGGGGTAATCAAGAACATCCTGGTTTGGCCGTTCATCTCTCTGTATCTTCTTTACAGGCCACGGGGGGTCAATAACAATTACGTTATATTTATCTTGCGGTATTTCTTCCGGCATTACGAACTTCTTCATCAGCGCTTCATAGTCGGATGTCAACTGTTTAGACCTCTTCGACAGTCGCCTAGATAAATTGGTCTGCACCTTCAGGGTTTCCTTCGTCTTCTCTAAATCACTTTTAACCGCCTCGTAATCTTCCGGGATTACCTCGACCTTCTCAGCAGGCTTCGCTTTCTCTGCCTTCAGTTGACTCTTTAATTCCGCTATTTTCGCCAACACCTCGGTCGTCGGCAATTTATCTTTCAGCATCTCGATGTTATCTTTCAAAGATATCGTCAACGCCTGCTGAGTCTTGTACTTATCTTTAAAATCCTTGGCAGCCGCTTCCTGTATCGTGGCGCCTTCTGATTGCGACTCAAGATGTTTGAATACAAGCGCCTGGCCTTCATCATCCATTTGCGCCAGTTGATAGGCCACCTTCTGAGTGATACCTTTCGCATCCAGCATTTTGGATAATTCCGGTATCAGGTCGGCTATTGTGCGTAGGCGTGATATTGTGGCTTCTGACTTTCCGGTTTCTTTGGCTAACTCTTTCACGGTGAAAGAGTTTTCATCTGTCGGCCCTGGCTTAATCCCCTTAATCTCATAAAGCCGCTTAATCGCCCCGGCCAACGCTGAAGTCGAGTTGGTACGCTTTCGGATATTATCCTCAATCCTGTACTTCTCGCGCTCTAAGGCGTCCTTCACGACCTTAACAACTACCGGAACATCCTTTATCCCCAGCGCAATACAAGCCCTCCGCCGTTGATGCCCCGCTATAATAATGTTGTCCTGGTCTATGACAATCGGTGCAATAACGCCGCCACTCTCATAAATGGACTGTTTGAACTCTTCAAATTCAGGACCAACAACGTCCGGAAAAAACTCGCTGTTACTCTCGTCTGGAATAAGCTTCGATACATCCATCAAATACCCTCCTAATGCAATAACAAAAAAAGCCCCCAGAACCAAGGGTTGCCATGTACGAACGATAACCGTACACCCAAGGCTCTGCGAGCTTTATTTATTATTGAATTCATTTCGTTATCATTCTTATACATGGCAATAAAAGCATAACGTGTCAGGAATCGCCTGTCAAGACTTTTTATTAGGTTATCCCCTTATCCTCAGCCAACCACTCCGGAATACTGAACTCATAGGTGTCACCACTGATAAGCTCAGCCTCGCACTGGCTCTTCGGGAGCCAATACTCCTTGTCACCATCGTTCACCAGCCACGCTTTGCCCGTCTCATGCTTCAACTCGCCCGTGATTACCGTCATGTCTGTTTTTGCCATTCTGGTTCTCCTTTGAGATTGTGTGGATGCGGGAGGGGGAATCGAACCCCCACGACCTGGCGTATGAAGCCTGGTGCCTTACCACTTGGCTATCCCGCGACACCCTACGTATTCTCCGTCTCCAAATCCCCTTTATCGTTAATCGTCACCGCGTAAACCCGTGCTTTCCCATCGTAATGGTTAGAACCCGTCGGACCATCGTCCCCTACCGTTTTATCAAAATACATGTACATCTCCGCTTTCGAATCAAAGCTCAGGACGTATTCGCTATCCAGTATCGCCTGGTCCTCCGTCAAATAAGGCGCCGCCTTCAGCGTTTCCCTGAAATTCAAATTGTTATTGAAAGAAATGTACATGCAGCATCGCTTATTATCTTTCGCATACGTCTGGATAAGTCCCAGTAAATCAGATATTTTCATCTCATCCCTCGTTTGGCCTGAAATGCCTGGTCATGCCGCTTACACCCGCTTCATTCATCCAATCATCCGCCCGGTGCAGGCATGTCTGGCACCTGAATTTCTCATCACCAATCAGCTCAACTTTGTGGCAAACAGTACACAACCCCCTGCCATTAGGCTTCTTCGCTTCCTTCTGCTCAGCCACGTAGCTGGCGTGATTCCACGTGCCACTCGGGTATCCGAGAGACGACTCACGCTTCTGCCCGTGGCTCCTGTCAGCGTACCGATGCTCTTTTCGGTATTTCTTCCGAAGCTCCTTCGCGCGGGCCTTCTTCGCACCAGCCCACCAGATTAGGCATTCCTCCCGACTGCATACCGGAATCTTGAGGTTGTCCATGATTCCAAACGCCTTACCGCAGTTTTCGCAATACCTCGGGTTCTCCTTTAAAGATGCCCTCAGCTTCTCGCTCAGCGCCTTGCCTGCCTTGCGCTTTCGGAGAAGGTCATTCTTCACCCTGGCGTTCTGGCAGCGCTTTCTTTGGCAGTATTTTTTCGCATACCCGGTGAGACCCCCGCCGCAGATTATGCAATGTGATGTATTGAATATAGGTTTGTTCGGCTTGGATGATTTCGGCATGGATAATTATCAAGTTCCTTTTGGATATGGTCGTTGATATTATCCGTTTATGAATAAAAAGTCAAGGTAAAAAAGAGGGTGGCTCAAAAAAAAGCTATTTGCTGTCCTCTAGGGCGTTTTTTCTGGTTTTGGTTTTTCTTGACATCCAAGCTGGTGGGAGTTAATTTTAAAGAAAGGAGAAACCATGGGCAGTATCCTGCACGTTACCAAAGGCGGAGAAAAACGGACTTACCAGATGAATGATAACAAATCTGGGTCTCTTCACCGTTATCTCGACCTGGACACTCATCAAATATCATATCATATGGGGAAACAAATCGGAGGTAAGACAATAAATCCGGACGGGGCATTAGGCCGAGGGCTGATTGAATTCGCCACTCAAGCCTTTCAGCAACCGGATGCCTCCAGGATTAAAACCAAAACTCCTCCGGCTGCCACCATCTGCGGGCTTATCGCCGCTTTCATCATGCTGCTCCTCATTTTGATGTAGGGTTTTCTGATGCTTTAGGTTTGTTCTTCGTTCCTGGTGGACGGCCACGCTTCTTCGGGTTGACCACTTCTGCCGGCTTGTCCGGGGTAGCTGGCTTGTCCGAACCATCCACTTCACTCAGCTTGTCGTAGAACCCCGGGTCTCCCTGCTCCAGCAGTTCCTCGATAGATTGCGCACCGCCCAGACTCGGCGCTCCTCCCATTCTTCCGTACTTCCGCTCAAATTTCTCGTTGATCTTCAGATCGTGCATCTCCTTGCTTATACATTTAATAACGTCCCGTATTTCTGCGAAGATCGGATGCACCTTCAAGGTTCCCTGTTTATTCTCATGAACCATCTGCTTCACAGCGTACGCTTCCTTTTTCATCCGAATCAGCTGGTGGTACAGCGGGATTAGGTGAATTCCTACGCGCTGGAGTTCAATGTCGCTTAATTGGTCGGCTATGCCTCTTTCGGGGTTGGGGGAAATCAGGTTGTCATAAACCGTGTTCATATAGGTTATTTCTAAGGCGCATCGACCCTTCCTGACGTATGGACAATCATCGTAAACTGGGCAATGTTCCTTGCAAATCGTTACCGGGTCCCACCTTTGCAGGGGTTTTCCGTCTAAAAGTCCTATCCTCGGGTACAGTTGGTTTTGTCTTGCTACGCCCATTTTATTGGTCTCCTTTCGTTGATCCTTATATCTATATATGGATAGAAATGCAAGGTGAAAAGAATTCGACATAAAAGGCGCTTGGATTCCTGGAGGATATACCCAGGATATTTGTGCTTTGGGCGAAGTTCTGGCACGGTTTTTGGCGAACTAAAATCGAGACGAGTACCCCGCACTGGCTCAAGGGGCGGGATGCCTCCAGATAAACGGAGGGGTGGACGGCGCGTCTAGTAACTAGATCTCGCGTCCATTGTCTCGGCCTCTGGTAGCTGTGACGTATAGAGGTGGTGGCTTATAGAGGTGGCGGCTTATAGAGGTGGCGGCTTATAGAGGTGGCGGCTTATAGAGGTGGCGGCTTATAGAGGTGGCGGCTTATAGAGGTGGCGGCGTATAGAGGTGGCGGCTTATAGAGGTGGCGGCTTATAGAGGTGGCGGCTTATAGAGGTGACGGATGATGGATGATGGATGATGGATGATGGATGATGGATGATGGATGAC